TGACGCATGATTTAAGCCTTTTAAGTTGTCCACATGATGAATGCCAAGGCAAGGAAAGCCAGGGCTGAACCGATTAAAACGATTTTGTCTGCTGGGTGCATGATGTAACGCCTATGAAGTGAAGTTGAATGATAGGGGCAAAAAGCCCCTATGCAATTAGGATAAACCCTCACTGTATGCGATTGGCCCATGCTATGCCATCATTGGTAGCATGATAGGTGTGACAATCGGCATCATGGTTTATAAACCCATGTTTAACCAGTGTGTCCATGATTGATTCAAACTGAGACAATGATGCCCCATGGCCCATTAAAGCGGCATAAATGACCCCACTAGGCGCACCAGTAGGGCTAAGATTAGAAGATTCAATGATGCCCTTACCGATTGATTGAAGGGCTTTAATTTGCTGGTTTGTCATCGTTACACCTATGAAGATTGATTGAAAACCCTAGGAAACCCCTAGGCCATAAACCCCTAGAATTAATCCAAGGGTTTACAGTCTATGGTTTATTGAATCGGGTCGGTTTGCGAGATATGGAATACAGTGACTGAGCGACAAAGTTTATCGGGTTTGCCATCTTTATTGGTTTCAATCCAAGTGACGCACTTAATACCCTTTTCCCCTTTTCGCACTTGACGGTTTAAGGCTTTCCAAGCGTTATAAGTAAAGATATTTACCCTTGGCACAATGTCATTGTGGGCTATGCCCTTGGCTGCAAAGCCTTGCACGATAGCAGGGTAATTTAAGAGTGAATCCCCTTGCTTGGCACGATTAAGGGAATCGATTGATTGTGTGATTTTGTCCATGATGTAACGCCTATTAAGTGAGTGAGTGAGAATTTTAGGGGCGATTAAGCCCCTTGGAAATAGGGATAAACCCTTAGATATGCTCAGGGTGATCGGGATAGTATTCTGTTTGGCTTATGTCCCAAGCAGTGACCCATTGACCATCACGGGTTTTACCCATTAGGTAAGGGGTTTGATGGAAAAAAGCCCCTTCAATTGAGAAGTCAACAAAGTCACAATCGGGCTGGTTTTTCAGATAATTGAGTGCTTGCAGTGCGGTTTGGGGATACATGATATAAAGCCTTTTAGAATTGATTAACTATTTTTTGCAATGGAATTGAAAGCCTTAAGGTATTCCCGTGCGCCTTTGTATGTGTCGCACATGATCTTATCGTGTAGGCCACCATTCACGTACAGTTTGACAATGTAGTAGCCATTGTGCGCCACTGGTTCAAAGGTAGTGTAGTTACCGTTCTTTTGTTCAATGATCTTCATATTAAAGCCTTTTAAGTTGATTGATTGAATCACTAGGTTTGTTTGCCTAGTGATATAAATATAACGCCATCAACCAAGGTTTGATATAGGGACAAACCCTATGTTCCCCCATTATTTATATAGGTGATTACCCTATGAACCATAAAGTATTAAATAGGATAATGCTATTGAATGGTTGAAGTTAGTAGGGATAGACTATTAGGGTTTCTACTAGGTATGGCGGTAATGGTGCTTATGCAATTTACGCATAACCCGTCCGACCGGTCGGTTAATTAATCTAAGGGTTTCTACTACCAAGGGTTTACCCTGTCAGGGTTTCTACCTAGGTACTTACCCTATTAGGGTTTACCCTTAAGGGTTTGTAGGGGGGGAGGGGGTGTGTGTGGTGTGAGAGATTTTGTGGTGCCTCCCATCCACAAGAAAAGCCAATTTAGACTTTTGCCAACAACGAGCCTAATCTTTGGTAAGAAAAGGAGTTGGTGGAGTCTTAGGGTAGTCTTGTCTCTAGCTGGATGACAAGTTTCATTTGGGCACGGAGTGGCTACCCGAGGTATGTCGAGTGCTTAAAAACTTAGCAGATAGCCGCTTGGGTGTCTGCCACAGGGAGAGCCTACTTCTAGGCTTACTCTAAGTTCTCTACTTAGCTTCTCTGCGGTCATAACAGGGGTTTGCAGGTTCGCCCTCTGTTGAGTCGGGTAGCTTTACCGACACCCATTTGTTGACAATGTATTAGAAACGGAAACCCTTGTCAAACGAATTCACAATCATTTGAGCCTTCTTTTGTTCCTTGCGCTTCTGTTTTCTAATAGACTGTTGATTTGTAAGACCTTTCTTCTCTACTGCCAGACCAAGCGCAGCGTTTGAAATACTGCCTTTCCAGTGGTGGATTGCCACCTTGAGGTTTGTGATCCTACGCTTGTTAGCTTGTTCTTCTGGAGTAAGTTCAATTGCCATGAAAAAAGCCCTTTAGGGGTGATACAGTCGCGTCCCCCGAATGCTCAGAGGCTGTACCACTTCTAAAAGGCTTCATCTGACGCGAACAGATGATGAGATTCTATAAGGGTTTACCCCACTTGTCAAACAAAAGAAAGTTGTTTATAGTTAAGTCATGTTGGTGAATGCACAGACTGATGTGCAACAAGTAATGTAACGATGAGAAGCCACATAAGAAACTTGTCTCATCAAGCTGGAGATCAGTGCCAGCCATCAACAACCATCACGCATGGGGACTGAATGGTTCAAGCAGTTGCCGACTTAGGTCTTGCGCCGCCTCTGGTAATTCCTCCGCAGTCTCCAGCCGTGTTGGTGAGAAGCATTGAATCGGAGTAGATCATGTGTGCCCACTGCACGACATGGCGAAGCTGGCGGCTAGAACTGTGGTGAAACCGTCCACCAACAACCTATACTACTTCCATAACTGGGTAAAGTATGAATGTGATTGATGCACTGCCAAACAACCTCAAGAAAAAAGGTCGCCCGAAAGGGGCTGTGAATAAGAAGTTCACTATGGCTACCTATGCTGAAAGACCTGCGGCTCTCCTGCCAAAGACTGAAGTTCAGCGCATCAAAGAACTGAAAGACCTCCTGATAAACAGTGCTGGTTCCAATGTTGTTCACAAAGCAATTGAGATTGCCATGAATGATGAACACCCAGCACAGGCCGCTATGCTCAAACTCTGTATGGATCGAATGCTTCCCGTCAGTCTGTTTGAGAAAGAAGGCAAGCAAAGAAATGCCGTTACCATCAACATCACAGGCATTGGTGGCGTAGAGATAGAACCCTTGCAAGATGTGACTGATGTAGAAACAAAAAATGTCTGACCTCAACTTCTCACTCCTTCCTTGGCAACAAACAGTCTTTACTGACAAAACAAGGTTTAAGGTTGTGGCTGCTGGTCGGCGTTGCGGAAAGTCTAGGTTAGCGGCTACTACGCTAATTATTGAAGCATTGCGTTGCCCAGCAGGAAGTGCAGTTCTCTATGTTGCGCCTACCAATGGACAGGCTAGGCAGATTATTTGGGATGTGTTGTTAGAGATTGGCAGGGATGTTATCCAGAACAGTCACATCAACAATATGGATATCACCATGATAAATGGTGCAAAGATTTATGTTCGTGGTGCTGATAGACCAGATACCCTACGGGGTGTGTCCCTTACCTATGCGGTGCTAGACGAGGTTGCGGACATTAAGCCTGAAGCTTGGGAACAGGTGATTCGTGCTTCTTTGTCAGACAAAAAGGGCAGAGCCATATTCATCGGTACACCCAAGGGACGCAACTGGTTCTATGATCTGTTCAAGATGGGCCAAGAGGAGACTGATCCTGATTGGAAGTCCTGGCACTTTACAACCCAAGATAACCCATTGATAGACCCAACTGAGATTGAGTCTGCCAAGAAGACGCTAAGTTCCTTTGCTTTCAAGCAGGAATACTTGGCATCCTTTGACAACGCAGGAAGCGATGTTTTTAAAGAAGATTGGATCAAATATGGTGTGGAACCTGAGTATGGTAGTTACTTCATTGCAATCGACTTGGCAGGATTTGAAGAAGTGGCTAAACAAGCTGCTAACGCGAAAAAAAGACTAGACGAGAGTGCCATTGCAGTGGTCAAAGTCACTGATGATGGCAAATGGTTTGTCAAAGAGATTGACCATGGTCGGTGGGACATTCGGGAAACTGCCGCCAAAATTCTGATGAAGATGCGGGATTACAGGCCAATTTCGGTGGGAATCGAGCGTGGGGCACTTAAAAACGCTGTTTTGCCGTACCTCAGTGACCTGATGCGGAAAAATAATGTATATTCCCACATAGTTGACCTAACGCATGGCAACAGGAAAAAGACAGACAGAATTATCTGGAGTCTCCAAGGGCGGTTTGAGCATGGGCGTATTGTGCTGAACTCTGAAGAAGATTGGGACGCATTTACCGATCAACTCTTGATGTTTCCTGCCAATGGCGTACATGATGACCTTCCTGATGCTTTGAGTTATATTGACCAATTGGCTGTAACATCTTACTTTGAGAGTGAAGAAGATGAAGAGTGGGAGCCTGTAGACATCATATCGGGGGTTTAATGGCAACAGATAAGCAAGAAAAGCTAGAGCAAAATGAGTTTTATGAGCCTACTGAGGCTGATAAAGAACTGACTGATTTTGTTACTGACCATTGCAACCGCTGGCGTGACTACAGAGATACCAACTTCCTTCCCGATTGGCTTGAGTACGAGCGAATCTTTCGTGGACAGTGGGCATCTGAAGACAAAACCCGTGAGTCTGAGCGTTCACGCATCGTAACCCCTGCCACCCAACAAGCTGTAGAGACTCGCCATGCTGAGATCATGGAAGCTATCTTTGGTCAGGGCGAATTCTTTGACATTCAAGATGACATTCGGGATGTGAACAACAACCCCATCGATGTTGGAGTCCTAAAAGCTCAGTTGATGGAGGATTTCAAGCGGGACAAGATTCGTAAATCCATTGATGCCATTGAGTTGATGGCAGAAATCTACGGCACAGGCATTGGCGAGATTGTCGTTAAGACTGAAAAGCAGTTTGTGCCATCTACTCAGGCAATTCCTGGTCAAATGGGTCAAGCTGCCATTGGCGTGGTAGAAAAAGATCGTATTTCGGTCAAGATTTCACCTGTAAATCCAAAAAACTTCCTTTTCGACCCCAATGGAACCTCAGTTGATGACTGCATGGGGGTGGCAATTGAGAAGTACATCTCTATTCACAAGATTGTTGAAGGCATTGAGCGTGGCATCTACCGCAAAGTAGACATTACGCCCACTTATGAAGATACTGACTTGGAACCCACCCAAGAAGTGAGTCAGTACCAGGATGAAAAGGTGCTTTTGCTAACCTACTATGGTTTGGTTCCCCGTGAGTACCTAGAGAACCTTGAAGAAAACAAGAATATTGTTGATTTGTTCCCTGAGAGTTCCGCTGCTGAAGAATATTCAGACATGGTTGAGGCCATTGTCGTGATTGCCAACGATGGGCAGTTGCTGAAAGCAGAGGCAAATCCTTACATGATGAAGGATCGCCCTGTTCTGACCTACCAAGATGACACTGTTCCCAATCGTCTTTTGGGGCGTGGCACAGTGGAAAAAGCCTTCAATATGCAGAAAGCTATCGATGCTCAGATTCGTTCTCATTTGGATTCATTGGCGCTGACCACCAGCCCCATGATTGCAATGGATGCAACCCGTCTGCCCCGTGGCGCTAAGTTTGAAGTTAAGCCTGGAAAAGCCATTCTCACCAATGGCGCACCTTCAGAGATTCTGTATCCCTTCAAGTTTGGGCAGACTGATGGCAACAACCTATCCACCGCCAAGGATTTCGAGCGAATGCTTCTGCAATCCACGGGAACTTTGGATTCTCAAGGTATGGTCAGTGCTGGTGCTAGAGACATGGGCCAAGGTGGTATGTCTATGGCTGTTGCCACCATCATCAAGAAGTACAAGCGTACTCTGGTGAACTTCCAAGAAGACTTCCTGATCCCCTTCATCCAGAAGGCGGCTTTCAGGTATATGCAGTTTGACCCAGAGCGTTATCCTTCAGTGGACATGACATTCATTCCCACTGCAACCTTGGGCATCATTGCCCGTGAGCATGAGCAACAGATGTTTATTGGTTTGCTCCAGACTCTTGGCCCTAACACTCCTGTGTTGCCATTGATTCTGAAGGGTGTTTTGGCTAATTCTTCACTGACCAATCGCTATGAACTGATAGAGCAGTTGGACAAAATGAGCCAACCCAACCCGCAAGCAGAGCAAATGCAACAGATTCAACAACAGTTGGATATGGAAGCAAAACAGGCTGTGATTGCTGTAAATGCAACTCAAGCTGAACAGAATCGTGCAGAAGCTGAGAAGTTGAAGGCGGAAACTCAGTTAATGCCTCAAGAAGTGCAAGCAAAGAATATGGCGGCAATGACCAAGAATCTGCCAAACCAAGATGATGCTGGTTCAAAAGAGTTTGACAAGCGGGTTAAGATTGCTGAATTGATGCTGAAAGAAGCTGACATTAAGAACAAGTCCAAGATTGTTGAGTTGCAAATGGCTGACAAGAAGGGCAAAATGTCGAGCGTTGAAGATGAGTTTCTCAATCGTCTTTCCAGGGAATTGACCTAAATGGACATTGCTGACCTTGAGCGTAAGCTAGGAATTGATGGAATCTCTGCTGAACAGCAGATGGAGATCATTACTGCTTTGCAACAGTCTGCCGCTGAGAAGATTGCCAAAGCCAAAAGCGAATCTATTGGCAAGGGCGCTGAACTTGTTATCCAAGGCTTGAAGAAGATCAAGTCAGACATGGAGCAAAAGTTTGCTCAGTTGAATGGCGAGATTCAGAGCAAAGTTGCCTCTGTACAAGATGGACAGGATGGCAAGAATGGCAAAGATGGAAGAGATGGCAAGCAAGGGCCAGCAGGAGCAACGGGGCCAGCAGGACGAGATGGTGTTCCTGGGCGTGATGGAGTTGATGGTTCTAACGGCACTGGTGTTGCCTCTGCTCGCATTGATTTTGATGGTAGCCTTGTCATCACTCTTGATGATGGTCGTGAGATCAATGTTGGTGAGGTTGTTCCTTTTGATGTTGCTGAACGCATCAAAGTTATTACCAATGGTGGCGGTACTTCTCAGTCTGTACTTGATACTTTAAGTTCTTTACAGGCACAGATTACAGCTATGGCTGGATTTGTGAACTATGAAGGCACTTGGAACGCATCAACTAATACACCTACCCTTGTTTCTAGCGTAGGAACAAAGGGAGACTACTATGTTGTCTCTGTAACAGGCTCAACCAATCTCAATGGCATTACGACTTGGACGCAAGGCGATTGGGCCATCTTTAATGGCACTGCTTGGGAGAAAGTTGATAACACTGACCTTGTGACTTCAGTTGCAGGGCGTACTGGTGCTGTTACTCTCACCACTGCTGATGTTAGTGGGTTGGGAACAATTGCTACCCAAGCGGCAAGCAATGTCTCTATCACTGGTGGTTCAATCACGGGTATCACAGATTTAGCAGTTGCTGATGGTGGTACGGGAGCATCTACTGCTGGTGATGCCAGAACTAATTTGGGTTTGGTCATAGGAACAGATGTTCTGTCTCCAAGTGGCTCGGCTGCAAGTCTGACTTCTTTTCCTACTTTCAATCAAAACACCACTGGCACAGCATCTAATGTGACGGGTACTGTTGCTGTTTTAAATGGTGGTACAGGTGCAACTACTACATCTGGAGCTAGGACAAACCTTGGATTGGTGATTGGTACTGATGTATTGGCTCCCAATGGGTCAGCGGCATCTTTGACCTCATTCCCAACATTTAACCAGAACACCACTGGAACTGCGGCATCTACACCTAAACTCTTGACTACAAACTTCACTATTGAAGAAAGTGGTGGAAAGTTGATATTCAAGTATGGGGCAACGACAATTGCATCAATGTCTTCAACTGGATTGATTACCTCTTCTGCAAACATTGTCTCCAATGGAACACCTTAAAGGAAAATTATGGCAACCTCAACACTAGGTTCTGGAACACTTGTTCTTGCTGGAACCACATCAGGCACTACTACAGTCACGGCAACTGCGGTGGCTGGTACTACAACTTTGACGCTTCCTGCGGCTACTGACACTTTGGTTGGTAAAGCAACGACTGATACGCTGACCAATAAGACGCTGACGGGTGCGGTAATGAATGGTACTTTGGGAGCAACTACTCCAAGTACAGTAGCGGCAACATCTATTTCTGCATCTACAACTTTAGGTGTTACTGGCGTATCTACCCTAACTGGTGGTGCAGTAATTGAAGGCCTGACAGTCGGCAAAGGCGCAGGTGCTGTAGCCACCAACACTGCGGTGGGTGCTAGTGCGCTGGCGGCTAATACGAGTGGTTCTAGAAATACAGCCATTGGAAAAGAAGCCCTCCTGTCAAATTTAACGGGGGGTTTAAATACTGCCGTTGGTGAAAATGCGTTACGAGCAAATACTGTTGGCAATAATACTGCTGTAGGTGTAAATTCTTTGCTTTCAAATACAAGTGGCACTGAAAATACCGCTTTAGGAAGAAGTAGTGCTTCTGCAAACACAACGGGAACAGCACTTGTAGCAATAGGATATGGAGCACTTGATGCCAATACAACAGGCTCATATAATGTAGCAGTTGGTTTATCAGCCCTAGCATCCAACACCACAGCCTCTAACAACACTGCTGTAGGTTATCAGGCGGGGTATAGTGGAACAACAGCCGCAAATAATGCTATTTTGGGTTATCAAGCTGGATACAGCCTAACCAATGGTAGTGGAAATACTGCTCTTGGTTATCAAGCAATGCAAAATGCCACAACTCCAGCATATCAGGTTGCCATTGGTTTTCAAGCGTTAAGAGCAGTTACAGCCACAACACCAAACACTGCTGTAGGCATACAGACTCTTATCGCAAATACAACAGGAAGCGAAAATACTGCAATTGGTGGTAACGATGCAGCAACTTATAATCCAACACTAGCCTCAAATACGACTGGTTCTAAAAATACCGCAGCGGGTTTTGGTGCTCTTGCCGCCAACACCACCGCCTCTAACAACACTGCTGTTGGTTATCAGGCTGGTTTAAACAATACTACTGGGTCTACTAACGCTTTTTTTGGGTATGGTGCTGGATATTTAGTAACCACAGGCTCCAAGAACACCATTATTGGCGCTTACGGCGGCAACCAAGGCGGCTTAGACATTCGCACAGCAAGCAACTACATCGTGCTGTCTGATGGGGATGGGAATCCGAGGGGTTATTTTAATAATAGCGGTGCTTTTATTGTTGGACAGCAAATTGTTGGCGGTTCTTTTGCCGCCACAGCATTGTCATCTGGTTCTGGCTCCAATGTGGTTATCAATCTTTCTAATGGTTCATTTTTTTATTCAACTTCTGCACTGAAATACAAGCAAGATGTCCGTGATTTAGAAGAAATTGACATCAATAAATTTAGGGCTGTTCGTTACAAATCTAAATGTGAAAGTGATGACCAAACTATTGACTATTTTGGTGTGATTGCTGATGAAGTTCATGACGCAGGTATCCCCGAACTTGTTAATTACAAAAATGGTGAAGTTGAGGGTTTTCAATATGAACGCCTGACTGTCGTGCTTCTCAAAGCCATCCAAGAACTCAAAGCAGAGGTTGACAGCCTCAAAGCCCAACTCAACGGAGCATAAACATGAATGAAATCACCGCAGAACAAATTGCAAAACATTATTCCGCAGCACTCGATTCGTGCAACCTCATCAACGGCGGCAAGCCCGAACTAATGGAAGATGTTGAGTGGGCAGATTGCTTGTCCCGCAACAAAGAGCATTTGAAGATCATGTTGGCAAAAGACTTTTGGACAAATGAAGATTTGGCTCCATTACAGGCGGCAAGTGAATGACCCCAGAACTCCAGAAATATTATGAAAATCGCTTCTCAATGATGGGAAGTGATGGGTGGAAAGACTTGGTGGAGGATATTGACACCATGATTGCATCCTTGAATAATATATCTGTGATTTCTGATGAACAAAGCCTACAATTCAAAAAAGGTGAACTTTCTATACTTACTTGGCTGAAAACCTTGAAAGAGGTCAGCGAGAGAGCATACGAGGAACTCAATGAAAAGAATGTTTGATTTTGCCTGTGCAAACGGGCATAAAACCGAAAGACTGACTGATTATGAGTCGATCAGTTTTAGGTGTGAATGTGGTGAAACAGCCAACCGCATTCTTTCTGCTCCAAACTTCAAACTAGAAGGGTGGTCTGGTTCTTTTCCATCAGAGCATGGAAGGTTCGAGAAAAAACACCTAGATCAGTTGAAGTGGGAGCAAAAGCACAACTCACAAGCATAAACGCCGAGTTGATTCTCCTATAACCGAAACGGCAGGAAAAAGGGATAATATGTTGATTGACCAAGAACCTGAGATGAAGAGTGAGTTAGAAGCTGAAGAATCCAAGCTATCTGACACTATTGCGCCAGCAAGCCCTGGACTCCCTGATAAATACAGGGATAAAAGTCTAGAAGACATTGTTCGGATGCACCAAGAAGCTGAGAAGTTGATTGGCAAGCAAGCGCAAGAAGTGGGAGAGGTAAGGAAACTCGCTGATGAACTCATAAAGCAGAACCTCAGTTCAAAGCAACAGACTATTAAAGAGGAAGAGCCTGAAGTAGATTTCTTTGAGAATCCACAGAAGGCAGTTCAGAAGACTATTGATAATCATCCTGATGTTCTCGCAGCCCGTCAAGCGGGTGTGGATTTCAAAAGGATGCAGATTCAGCAAAAGCTAACGCAAGAGCATCCTGACTACAGTCAGATTGCTCAAGATCAGGACTTTGTGAATTGGGTGAAATCCTCGCCTGTTCGCCTTGGTCTGTATGCAAAAGCAGATGGTGAGTTTGATTACGATAGTGCCAATGAGTTGCTGTCTACTTATAAGCAGTTGCGTGGTGTCAAGTCAAAGCAGACTGAACAAGCGGGTGAAACCGCCAGGAAGCAGAGCATGAAGGCCGCACAAGTGGATGTTGGTGGAACTGGTGAGAGTTCAAAGAGGGTTTATCGTAGGGCTGACCTGATTCGGCTGAAGATGACAGAACCTGACAGATACGATGCTTTGAGTGGTGAAATCATGCAAGCATACGCAGATGGACGGGTTAAGTAACTTAACTTTCGTTTCTTAGGAGAAACAACATGGCAACAGCATTTTCCCCCAGTAACTCAGTTACTACGACCACAGCAGACAAATTCATTCCTGACATTTGGAGTGATGAGATTGTTGCGGCTTACAAGAAAAACTTGGTTCTTGCTAACCTCGTTATGAAGATGAACTTCAAAGGTAAGAAGGGCGATACGATTCATATCCCCGCACCTACCCGTGGTTCAGCATCTGCCAAGGCCGCAGAAACAGCAGTCACTTTGATTGCCGCTACTGAGTCTGAAGTAACTGTGTCTATCAACAAGCATTACGAGTATTCTCGTTTGATTGAAGATATTGTCGAGGCCCAAGCCTTGAACAGCTTGCGTAACTTCTACACCTCTGATGCTGGTTACTCCCTGGCTAAACAAGTCGATACCGACTTGGTTCAGTTGGGTCGTTCTACCAATGGTGGTGGTGGTACTAATGCTTACGCAACTGGTGCGTTCATTGGTGGCGATGGTACGACTGCTTATGTTGCCGCAAGCAACAATGAGTCAGCACTGACCGATGCCGCCATTCGCCGCACTATTCAGCGTTTGGATGACACCGATACCCCAATGGATCAGCGTTTCTTCTTGATTCCTCCATCAAGTCGCAACACCCTGATGGGTTTGGCTCGTTATACTGAACAAGCCTTTGTGGGCGGTACTAACAGTACCATTCGCACTGGTGAGATCGGTAACTTGTACGGCATCCCTGTGTTTGTCTCAAGCAATTGCGACACTGCATCAGGTTCTGGTGCTGCGCGAGTTTGTCTCATGGGTCATCGTGATGCAGTGGTTTTGGTTGAGCAAGTTGCTGTTCGCTCACAAGTTCAGTACAAACAAGAGTATTTGGCTACTCTGTTTACCTCTGATACCTTGTATGGCGTTCAGATTCTGCGTGCAGCCGCAAGCGTAAGTGCAGCCAAATCTGCATCTATGTTTGCACTTTTGGTTCCCGCCTAATTGCAGTTGCGCCCCCTGCCCTAGTGGTGGGGGGACTTTTTTAACCTAATTAGGAGAAATCAAAATGGCAACCGCTTCAGCAGTAGTTACCCGCCGTGGCAACGATCAATTTCGTGGCCTTTTTACAGACACTTGGGATGTGGCTTGTACTCTAGATAGCGCCTTAATCGCTACTACTGCTACGGCAACTGACACAGTGACTGTTCCAGGCGTTGCTTTGGGTGACATGGTTCTTGGTATGTCAGTTGGTGTGAGTGAAGCAGGATTGGTTCGTAGAGCCTATATCTCTGCCGCTAACACTGTGACTATCGTGACCTACAACCCAACAGCAGGTGATGTTAATTTGGCATCAACCACATTGCAACTGGTGATTGGTCGGGCAGTGCTTTAAGAATAGGGGGGTTCGTCCCCCCTTTCTTCGTTTTGGAGTTAATCAATGGCAACTTTTCGCTGTCTTCAGTCTGGTAACACAGTAAGTTTTACCTTGCAACATGACATTGACTCAATGAAGGGTCATCAAGGTTATGTTCGTATTGACGAGCAAGAAGTGTCTGACATTCCTGATGAAGTGAGGAAAGATACTCCCTTCATGCCGCCAGTTGTAAGGCGCATGGGTCGCCCAAGGAAAGTTGCAAATGTCTGATATAGACGCTAGAGATTTTGGAAAACTGGAGGCCCAAGTTGAGGCTCTCCAGGCAGAAGTTCACTCTTTGAGCAAAGATGTTAAAACTTTGTTGGAACTTGCTAACAAAGGCAAAGGTGGGTTTTGGATGGGTATGACTATCGCTTCATTCATGGGCGGTGCGATTACCTTTGTTGCTGATCGTGTCTGGAAATAAAGGAGAACGCTATGCCTATGGTTGGAAAAAAGAAGTTTCCCTACTCTGAAAAAGGCGAGAAAGAAGCCAAAGAGTACGGCAAGAAAAAGGGTGTTCCTGTGACCATTATGGTTGCGATTGGTAAACCAAAAGGCTTGCCTATGCGTGGTGGTCGCACTGCTACCAACATGATGAAGAAGTCTTCAAGAGGTAAATAATGTCTACATTCCAACTTGACCCCAACCAAGTCGCTTATGGAGTAGCCAGCCATAGCACAACACAAGTGGCAACAGTAACCAGCAGTAGCGTTCAAATGACTGCTTTTGGTGCTACCACTACTATGATTCGCATTGCTTGTAGTCAGGGTCATGCCCACTATGCTATTGGCACTAATCCAACTGCAAGCGTTACAACATCAGCCATGATTCCAAACAATTGCGTTGAAATTGTGCGAGTAAGTCCTGGACAAAAGATTGCGTTCATCAAGGATGCGGCAATTACCACTTCAACTGTTTCTGTAACGGAATTGGTATGAAAACCAAGGCACAAAAGAAGGTGGGCAAAGTAATGCGTGAATATAAGGAAGGTACTTTGCATTCAGGCAAGGGTGGGAAGGTTGTAAAGAATCCTCGCCAAGCAGTTGCCATTGCCTTGTCTGAAGCTGGTATGACTAAACCTAAGAAGAAGATGAAATGAAGCCTGGACTTTATGCCAACATCAATGCCAAACAAGCCCGTATCAAGGCTGGTTCTGGTGAGAAGATGCGGAAGGTAGGGGCCAAGGGTGCGCCTACTGCTGCTGACTTTAAACAAGCTGCAAAGACTGCAAAGAAGGTTAAAAAGGTGAAGTAGATGAAATCTCCTGTTTGGCAAACAAAAGCTGGTCAAAATCCAAAAGGCGGCTTGAATGCCAAGGGCAGATCATCTTATAATGCGGCAACTGGTGGCAATCTCAAAGCACCAGTAAAGTCGGGGGACAACCCTCGCAGAGCAAGTTTCTTGGCTCGAATGGGTGGTAATGATGGCCCTGAGTTCAAGAATGGTGAACCAACGAGACTGCTTCTTTCGCTAAAGGCATGGGGTGCTAACTCCAAGGCTGACGCAAAGGCAAAAGCTAAAGCTATATCCGCAAGGAACAAGGCAAAGGCGAAATGAGAGCATTATCAGTTGGTGTTAGTCCTACAGCGGCAGTAGACACAACAGTCTATACCTGTCCAAAGGGCTACTACGCCAAATTTACCGTCATGTATATACACAATACAGGCGGCTCTACCAAGCATATAACTGTTCAATGGTATGACGCAAGTGCTAGTACAACCCTTGATATATTGACTGCTCTTGATTTCAGCACTAAAGAATATTTGCAGTTTGATGGCAATGCCTACATTGTTTTAGAAGAAGATGACAAAATAAAAATAACTACTCAGGCAGGAAGCTCCTTTAGTTTTATAGCCACATTTGAACAAGAAGGGTTGGCAAGAGCATGACACTACTAGAACTTGTCAACGATGTGTTGATCCGCTTGCGTGAACCAGTTGTAACCACTTTCAACGAAACCACCTATTCCACTCTGATTGCCAAGTTTGTCAATGACACAAAGCGTCAGGTTGAAGATGCCTTTGGTTGGAATGCACTTGGTCAAACAGTTACTGTGACTACTGTAGCTTCAACCCCATCATATTCACTCACTGGTGCTGGTCAAAAGTTTCAGGTGATGGATGCCATCAACACAACCAGTAATGTTGGCTTGACTAACATCACATTTGTGGACATGAACCGCAAACAGAACTTTTTGCCCTTGGTCAACTCAATTCCTACAGAATTTACTTTTGATGGAATAGATGGTTCTTACGACACCAAAGTCAGCTTGTTCCCAATTCCTGATGGCGTGTACACACTGAAATTCAGTCTGACGATACCCCAGGCAACTTTGGCGGCTGACAGCACTGTTGTGCTTGTGCCTGATGTAGTTGTTGCTCAAGGTGCGTATGCCAGGGCATTGGTTGAGCGTGGTGAAGATGGTGGATTGTCTTCATCAGAGGCATACACATTGTTCCGATCCATGCTCTCTGACTACATTGCTTTAGAGGCAAATCGGTATCCAGAAAATCAGCAATTTGTATCAACATGAGCCAGCAAATCCAGACCTTTTCTGTATCGGCTCCAGGCTTCTTTGGACTCAATACACAAGACTCTCCGCTTGATTTAGCGGCTGGATACGCTGCGATTGCTACAAACTGCGTGATTGACCAGTACGGGCGCATTGGCTCTCGCAAAGGCTTTTCAAGGGTTAACACATCCTCTGGTAACCTTGGTGCAAACAATGTAACAGTCATCCATGAGTTGGTTCAGACTGATGGCACTCTGACTGTTTTGTTTGCTGGAAACAACAAGCTATTTAAACTGAGTGGCGCTACTGTTACTGAGTTGACCTATGGGGGGGGAGGTACTGGCCCCACCATTACCGCAAGCAATTGGCATTGTGCTTCTTTGAATGGAATCACATATTTCTTTCAGTCAGGGTATGACCCACTGATCTATGACCCTGCTGTAAGCACCACCACATACAGGCGTGTGAGCGAGAAAAGTGGTTATGTTGCGACTGCTCCACAAACCAACATTGTTATCTCTGCCTATGGTCGCTTGTGGACTGCTAGTAGCACTGCTGACACTGTAACTGTCTATTTCTCTGACTTACTGGCAGGGCACATCTGGTCAACAGGAACTGCTGGTTCTTTGGACATTTCACGGGTGTGGCCCAATGGGTCTGATGAGATTACAGGGTTGGCGGCTCACAATGGGTTCTTGTTTATCTTTGGCAAGCGTCAAGTATTGATTTATGCAAATGCGACTACCCCATCAAGTCTGTCTCTGAGTGACACCATAAGCAACATTGGTTGCATTGCAAGGGACTCCATTGCCAATACAGGCAGTGATGTGGTTTTCTTGTCAAACAGTGGTGTGCGCTCATTGCTCAGAACCATTCAAGAGAAGTCTGCACCTTTGCGGGACTTGTCTAAGAATGTGCGCGATGACTTGATGACGATTGTGAATGCTGAGACATTGGCAAACATCAAGGCAGTCTATTCAGAGTCAAATGCCTTCTACCTGATTAACTTTCCGACTGCAACCCAGACCTATTGCTTTGATACCAAGGCGGCATTGCAAGATGGTTCTTCACGGGTAACTGTGTGGGATTCCATCACGCCAACGGCTTTCCTTGCTAAACGCAATGGAGACTTGTTGATTGGCAAGAATGGTTATGTGGGCAAGTATGGCACTTACCTTGACCATGCAAGCACATACAGATTGCAGTATTTCACCACCTATGCTGACCTGGGTGCGCCCAATGTCACATCTATCCTGAAGCGCATTGCTGTAGTAGTGATTGGTGGCTCAAGCCAAGGCTTCATCATCAAGTGGGGATATGACTTCACGGGTCAGTATTACGCCACCACATTGCAAATTCCTCAGTCTACTGTTGCTGAATATGGTACTGCTGAGTATGGGGCAAATGGTGTTCCTGTTGCTTACTACTCAGATGGCATTTCTTTGCAGACTTTGGTTGGTCAAACATCAGGTTCTGGCAAGACTGTGCAGACGGGTTATGAAGTGCAGATCAATGGGTATCCTGTGAGCATTCAAAAGATTGAGATACAAGCCAAGAATGGCAAACTGGTTTAAGGAAGAAACATGGCAAATTACACCAAAACCACCAACTTTGCGGCTAAAGATGCTTTGTCGCCAGGGAATGCAAGCAAGGTTGTCAAGGGAACTGAGATTGATACTGAGTTCACCAACATTGCCACTGCCATTGCAACCAAGGCAGATGGAACCTTCACCAATTTCAGCTTTGTTGAGAGTGGGTCTAATCTGCTTATTCGTCACTCAGGAACTGATGTAATGAAGATTGACAGTTCAGGTAACTTGACTGTGTTGGGCAACATCGTGGCTAACGGCACTGTTTGAGATAAACATAATGCCTGAAAACATTATTCCAAAAGTTGGAACTCCTACTTGGAACTATGCCTATGAGGACAATAGGTTAGCAAGTGTTACTGGAGAAGACGGGAAAGAGTATTTCTTTGTTCCGCAAAGCTATGTCCAAAAAGGACAGGTTTTGGGAGACTTTCAACAATACAATAAAAAGTTTCTTGACCCAAATACATTCAAAAATGCAGTTGCATTTGAGTTGCCAGAAGGGATGCAATCAAGGCTAGAGAACAAAGGCTTTCTTTGGCCTGCTGATGAATTCAATAAATTAGGGTTAGAGCAATATGGCGGCTATACCATTGATGCAAATAATCCGCCAATTGTTGGTTTAGGAAATCCGCATCCAAGTATGCAAGTTGGTGCGCCAATTTCATACATTACACAACCAAAACTTGCCCCTGGTGGTGAGCGTGTTCAACAAGATTGGATAACGGCGGCTGATGGTCGCCAGGGTGGGTTGGGTCAATATGCGTATTACAAATACCAAGGCCCATTAGCTGATGCCGCCCGTGGTGGATTACAGGCAATTGGCCCACTTGCTCCGATTTTGTTGGAATATGCGGCTCCTGGCATGGGACTAGGCTTTGCCTATTCTGCCGGAAATGCTGCTGGTAAATTGGCAACTGGTCAGCCTGGAGCCGCTGAGTCATTAGCAACATCTGTTGTTTTGTCTCAATTGGGTGTTGGGTCTGGTGTTGCAGAAGCCACTGGTTCTACTGTTGCTGGTCAAGTTGCCCAAAGCACTGCCACAGGATTGCTAACTGGTAAAACGCCAGAACAAGCACTTACTGGTGCCGTACAAGGCGTTGCAATTGATAGCCTTATGCCAAACCAAGGCGCAACAGTAAAGACAGAACAAGAGGTTCTTGCTGGACAACAGGATTTGCAGAATCAGTTGGCTCCTTTTGAGGTAGACACAACTGCATCATCATTTGACACAAAAGACATTATTAATGATGGTTCTGGATTCACACCACCTACACCAACACCGCAAACACCGATTACTGGAAATACTGGAGGAAATATGGCAACCTACGATGAAGAGATGAATGCTCCTGCGACTGAGCTAGAGGATACTACTCCTTTTAATTACACTCCTGAAGAACAGCAATTGATTTATCAGTTGGCGCAAGAAGCTGGTGGTACTCAAAACATCAGTGATGCGTATGCTGCACTTACTCAAGCCGCACAACAAACAGCAACTCAGTCTGGGCTAAAAGTTGGTGATGTATTGAAGTTTTTTCAATCTAATCCAAATGTAACAAAAGGATTGGTTACTGCTGGAATTAGTACTGCTGGTGGTTTATTGAGGAATCAAGCCAATGTAGAGGCTGCACGAATCTCTGCTCAAGCAATGCGGGATGCGGCAGCAACAGCGGCAGAAGCACAGAAGTTTCGTCCTGTTGGCGTTACCACGCGCTTTGGCGCATCACAGTTTGGGTTTGATCCTACAACTGGTCAATTGACAAGTGCTGGTTATCAGTTAACACCAGAACTCAAGGCGATGCAAGACCGCATCATGGCTTTGTCTGGTCAAGGCTTGACTGAGGCAGAACAAGCTGGTGGTCGGTATGCTCCTTTGACTACTGGCGCACAGGGCTTGTTTAGTTTGGGTCAACAGTATCTGGCTAAGTCTCCAGAGCAAGCTGCTGCTGATTACATGGCTAAACAACAAAACTTGTTGGCCCCTAGCCGTGAGCGTGAATTTGCTCAACTGCAAAACAGATTATTTCAAACGGGTCGTGGTGGCTTATCTGTTGGTGGCACTGGTATGCGCCCAGGTGGTGGTGAAGGTCTACGGGCGGCATCTCCTGAGATGGAAGCCTACTACAACGCTTTGGCCCAACAGGATGCTCAATTGGCTGCACAAGCACAGACAGAAGGACAGAGACAAGTTCAATTTGGCGCTGGGTTGTTAGGAACTGGCTCTAACTTACTTGGGTCTTATAGAGAAGGTTTAACAGGTGCTTACTCGCCATTCAGCACTGGCATTGGTGTGGGTTCAGCACTAGAGTCCTTGGGCCAAGCACCTTTGGACATTGGCGCACAGTTGGGTGGTAGGTCTGCCCAGGCTGGTGCTAATGTTGGACGAACATTGTTTGAGGGTGGTATTGCTGGAGCCAGAACGACTCAGGCGGCATCTGGTGTTAGTCCTTTTGGAACTGCATTGACCAGATTTGCAGATAGTCCTGAAGCACAACAAGCATTGCTTGGAATGTTTACTGGTGGCACAGAATATGGAACTGACACTCGTAGATACAACAGAGACACAAATTTCTAAGGAATAATTATGGCATCAGAAATTGTTGGAAGTTTATTCGGGGTGACTCCTGAGTTGTATCAAGAACAGCGTGACTTGATGCGTCAAAAGCAAGCAATGGAGTTTGCTCAACAAGACCCACGCACACAGGCGACCTATGCTTTTGGTCGTGCTGGTCAACAGTTGGGTCAAGCCTTTGGTGGTCTGATGGGTGTAGAAGACCCTCAGATGCGTCTGATTAGCCAACGCAATGCCTTGGCAAAGCAGTTTGATGTAAGCACTCCAGAGGGTCTTGCTCAATATGGAAAGGCTTTGCAACAAGTTGGAGACACTCAAGGTGCAGTAGCAATTTCATCTGAGTTGAGAAAAATTCGTTCTGAAACATCAAAACAAGAATTAGAGCAAGCCCAAGCAATCAAAGCACTGATGCCGCCTAAATTGACGGGTGATGAACGATATATTGCTGACTTACGAATTGTTGAGTCAATGGTTCGTGCTGGAAAAGAGCCATCCAAAGAACAATTATCAAATGCAAATATTGCAGCACAAATGTTGTCAAAGCCCCGTAGTTTCTACGACCAAGCAAGTGGGCAAACAATTACGATTCCTGCGACAGACCCGTCAAAAGCATTTCCGCTAACATTTGAATTGGAGGAATTCCAACCATTAGTGGCAAAAACAGGAACAACAACAGCGCAAGTTACTGGAGGAAATCTTCCAACCGCTTCTCAAACCTCAATTGCTGAAATTGATGCTAATTTGACAAAACTAGGTAATTCAAAGCCTGAGTTACAAGGATTTTTAGATGCGCTGAAGTCTGGTCAAGTCAAATACAACGCAACATCAAACACATTAGATTTGCTTGGGGCAACTGTTTTGCCAGCATTTGGATTAAAAGAAAAAGGCGATCAAGTCAAAAAAGATGAGATTCAACGGGCGCTTGTAGAACGAGTAAATACGCTTTTAATACAAGCAAAAGGAACTCAGACTGAAGGCGATGCGACAAGGGCAAAAGATCAAATTGCAAGCTCAACAACTTATCTGAGCCAAGCCAGGATGACGGGTGCAATTGAAAGCCTTATGAGGGTTGAAGACAAACTTGCAAAAGAACTTGAAGCAAAGAAAAAGGCTTTGCAAGCACAGGGAAAAACTGTTGCTCCCAATGTTCCTGCAAGACAAGCACAACCCCAAACTCAACCGCAACCGCCAGCACAACCGCCAGCACAGGCCCGTGCACAACCAAGTCCACAACAGCCGCAACCACAATATACAGATGACCAAAAAATTCAACTCTTTATGAGAGCAAATCCCAAGGCAAGTCGGGAACAAGCAATTGCTGCTCTTAAAAGAGCTGGAAAACTCTAATCAAGGAAATCATCATGGGCTTATTTGATTCGTGGGAAAACAAAACAGATGCAAGTAAGTTGCAGGAAAAGTACCTTACTGACTTTCAAAAAGGCAAGGTAAACAAGGCCAATGAAATTGCAGAAGGCATCATGCAATCTGTTTTAGAACTTGGCACATCCATTGGATTGACCAAGCAACAAACGCTTGATAAATTTAACGCTCAACTTGCAAAACAATCAGATCGGTTGCCATACGACAACAGAGTTTTGGGTGCTGCTGGTGAAATAGTTGGCGAATTGATGGTCGCGGCTCCATTGTCCACAATGGGGTGGTTTGGTGCTGGTGGTAAGGTTGCTCAAATCTTCAAACAAGGATTGTTTGGTGGGCTTTGGGATGGCATTACAAAACCTGTTTCTGAAGGCCAAAGCAGGACTGAACAAGCTGGTACTGCCGCAGCTATTTCTGGTGGCGCAACAGCAGTTCTTGGTGCTTTAAGTAGGCCCATTGAAAAAGTAACAAACTTTGATTTCAAAGCCAACATTCAATCTGTAAAAGATGCGTCAGCTTCACTTGGGGTTAGTCCTCAATTGCTTGGCGACTTTACTGGCAGGGAAATAACACGGGCTGCTGAAGCAACCAATCGGGCTAGAGGTGGTGGTGTTGTTGAAAGACTAAAAACCAACATCAGTGAACTTAGCAATGCAGCGGCAAAGGTTGAGCAAAAATACACTGGTGGCAGAGCTTATTCTGGAGAAGCGGGTAAAAATGTTGCCACCGCAGTGCAGACCAACTATAAAAATGCAACCGCAGAAGGAAACAAACTTTATAAAAAACTAGATGCTCTTTCTGAGTCAACTGGTTTGACAAAGATAAATCCAACAGAAACCAAAGCCGCAGTTAATCAAGTTTTAGATGAGTATGGAGACTTGTTTAAAGCACTTGAAAGACCTGCTCTTGCATCAAAATTTGAGGCAATGGCTGGCAGACTTGGCAAAGAAGAAGTAAAACAGGCTCAAGGCGCAATTGTGGATGAGTTTGGTCGCCCAATGATTCCTGAAATAAAAGGCCCAAAAGAATTTACATTCAAGGACATACGACAAGCCAGAGAAGGTTTGGTTGATGCTTTGCAATCTGCAAAACAACGCAATGTTTTTGGCCCAGTTGAGTCTGTAAGACTTAGCAACATTATTGAGGCTTTGGATAAAGACATTGATAACTGGGGCATTGCGGCATCTAAAAATGAAGAAATTGCAGATGCTTGGGGTGCTGCCAGAAACTACTGGAAAGGAAATGTTGTTCCTCTGCGGGATGCTGACCTTGCAATCACAATGATTCGTGATCCAAATTCTGGTGAGTTAAAGACTGACATTTCAAAACTTGCTGGGAAGATTGTTTCCTCTGAGTCAACTGGTCAAGAGGGTGCAAAAAGAGCGTCAATGATGATTGCCAAGGTTTTGCCTATAGATATTAAAGAAGATGTAGCTGCATACACATTTGATGTTGCTAGAAAAGAGGCGACTGATGCTCAAGGCGTATTCAACCCAATCAAGTTTTCATCATTTTTACAAGCAAGAAAGCAGAATCTTCAACCATTTGTTGAGGACAACCTAGACACGCTTCTTAATAAATATAGTTTCCTTTCTCAATCGCTCACAAGGAACGCTGGCAATATGGGCGCTGATGAAGCGGGAACTCAAATGTTGAGGCTTGCGGCTGGATCGGCTGTTGGCGGCCCAGTTGGGGCTGCTGTTATGGCAACTCCTGTAAACAGAATCATGGAGGCTATTTCTAGAAATGCTTTTGATTCAAAAGCTGGAAGATTAATCATGCTTTCTGGAAAAACATTGGATGACTTCAGGCCTTTGGTTACTGGAGCAACATTGTCAGATCAAGTGACTGAGATGGAGCCTCAGTGGGTTATGCCACCAGAATTGGGTGGAACCACAGAACCTGGGATGCAAGAAGAGGAATTTATCATGCCACCAGAACTGCAAGAAAGAGCGACTCCAGAAAAAATTGGATTCGGCGCTGAAGATGTTGCACCATCAATGAGTCCTATGAGTGGAATAAACCCACAACTTCAGCCAACCATGTAAGGGGCATAAGATTGATCCTCTCACCCTTCTGGCAATGGCAAATGGCTGTGTCGCAGCTATTCGCAAAGGCTGTGAACTCTATAAAGAGGTCAAGGGAACTGTTGCCGCAGCCCAGAAGACTGTTAAAGAGGTCACGGCTATTGCTGAAGAAGTGGGTGGCTTCTTTGGGTTCTTCAAGAAGAAAAAGCCCAAGCCCACAGCCCCTGTTGTTGCTCCCAAAGCAAAAAAGGCTGAGCCAGAGGTTTGGGATGAGAACAAGGTTGTCTCTGACTTGGCGGCTAATCTGTCGCAGTTCTTCAAAGTTCAGCAACAGCTTGCAGACCACATTCGTGAGGAAGAAGAAAAGTCTAAGACTGTTTATGACCCAAGTCAGAACATCATGGAGTCGGCGCTAAACAGGGAACTTGCCAAGACGCAGTTTGAGAAGTTAGCCAAAGAGATTCGAGAGATTATGGTGTATCAGTCACCCCCAGAGTTGGGGAACTTGTACACACGGGTGAACCAAATGAGGGTCATCATCATTGCTGAACAAGAAGAAGCAAGGTTGGCCCAGGAAAAGAAACAGCGAGAGGTTGAATGGCAACGCAGAAAGGTAATCAGCGCAATCCAAGACAAGGCAATCTACGGGGTAGCTTGTTTAGTGTTCGTCCTTTACCTAGTCCTGTTCTTCAGCCTTCTAATAATGGATCGAAAGGTAAGATGGGGTTTCTAGTCGCATTAGTTGCTATGGTGCTGGTCTTTGTCCTACTGCTTCCGCTGTTGGGGAGCATTTACTATGACACATTGGCTGCACAAAAGGAAAGCAAAATGCAGATTGACCGCATGGAGAGACTGCGCCAACAGTTAGAGTACGAGCGTCAACAACTAGATAGGCAACGCAATGAATCAAAATAGGTTTCTATGGGGCGTGATTGTTGTATCCATTGCGGTGGTTCTTTTGCTGGGTGGATGTGAAGACAGATACCGCTATGTTTGCCAAAATCCTGATAAATTTGACCTGCCTGAGTGTCAAAAGCCCAGATGCTTATTCACTCAAACCTGTCCTGAATACCTTGTAGCACCTATCTTGACCACGAAAATTGAACCCCCAAAGGTTGAAGAAAAGAAGGCCGATGATGACAAAAAGTAAATACTCTCCTGAAGACCTAGAAGTTCGCATTTGGGGCTTTGTGGTGGTGATGATTACCATCATTTTGTTTGGCATCGTGTTCTCATTGCTCTATTCGGTTACTTTTGTAACTCAGCCTATCAAGAGCATGGCTCCCATCGATCAAGCCTATACCAAGATGCTGAACGATATTGTTCTTCTCATTGTTGGCGGTATCGGTGGGATTGTTGGCAAACGGGCTGTAGGGACTGTAAATAGCCCAACGCCTACACCTCAGATTTCAGCGCCTTCTACGCCTGTTCCTGCCCCTCCTAGCCCTCCTGCAACCTCTACATGGACTGCTCCATCTGGTGCTTTACCTGCTTGGGTCAATCCTCCGCTTGATGAAAGCTGGACTCCCCCACCTCCCCCCACCACCCCACCCCAACATTTAGAAGCTGACTCAGTGCGGGAAGAAATCGCCCTTGCTAGACAAGAGGTGAAGAATGGTTAACCCATACTTCATCATTGGGGCCATGATTGCTGTGGGCGGTGCTTACGGCTATGGGCATCATGTTGGATGGGGTGACAGGGATGCTGAGATGCAAGTCGAGATTGCCAAAAAGAATGATGAAGCACGGGAAAAAGAGCGTGAACTTGCCCAACAACTGAATGACCAATCAACCAAACTTTCGGAGGCCAACAATGTCATCACTCAAAAACAGTCTTCTCTTGATTCTGCTATTCGTGCTGGTAGGTTGCGGCTCCCGTCCACAAGTTGTGTACAAGCCCCCACAAATGCCCCCACTTCCACCGGAGATAGCCCAAAAGAGAGAAGTGAACCTGTCAGACAGGTTTATGAAACTTCTGACTCCGACAGAGCAACCCTCGCAGCCATTGCCGAAATCATCGCCCAAGGCGACAGAAATACGGCCCAATTGAATGCGTGTATCGACAGTTATAACAAGGTAATGGGGGTGATAAATGGTAAATAGTGAGCAACTAAAGAAACTCCACATTGGGGTTGAGTGGGTTGATGCCCTCAATGAAACCTTCAACACTTTTGGCATTAACACACAGCGCCAGCAAGCTGCCTTTATCGGGCAGTGTGGGCATGAATGTGGGAACTTTAAGACCCTGGAAGAGAACCTTAACTATCGTGCTGAAACCCTGATGAAGTTGTGGAAGGCAAGGTTTCCAACGATGGAGATTGCCAATCAGTATTCCAAAAATCCTAAGAAGATTGCAAACAAGGTGTACAGCAGTCGTATGGGAAACAGGGATGAAGCATCTGGTGACGGGTATCGGTTCAGAGGCCGTGGGTGCATCCAGTTGACGGGCCATGCAAACTACTTCCATGCTGGACAAGCACTGGGAGTTGACTTTGTAATGGAGCCTGACCTTGTGGCAACGCCCAAGTATGCGGCACTGACTGCTGGTTGGTTCTGGTCAACCCACAATTGCAACAATCTTGCTGAAGCTGCTGATTGGGTTGGATTGACCAAGAAGATCAATGGTGGGACTATTGGCCTAGATGACCGAATCAAGCACACTAACGAGGCTTTTGCGGTGCTTGG